CTGCATCACGGCACAGCACACGCGGGCGTGACATTTACCCGGGAAAAGGTCCTGGTCGGGGAAACCGACGAATGGCTCGCCCGCGTGTGCTGTGCCGTGATGCAGGTATCGCCGCAGCCGTTCATCAAGTCGATGAACCGCTCTCAGAGCGAGCAGGCCGCAACCACCGAAGCAGAGAAGGCAGACGCCCCGACGCTCAAGTGGATCAAAAACCAGATCAATTCGATCGTGCAGGGGCCGATGGGTTTCCGGGATATCGAGGCGACCTGGGACACCGACGAAGACACGGACCGGCTGAAACAAGCCCAGATCGAAGACATCAAGATCCGGAACGGAACGCTTTCCATTGACGAAGTCCGCGAGGATGACGGGCGCGATCCGGAGGGCATCGGCCCCTACTACGCCACTGCAAGAGGCCCGGTTTTCTTCGCAGGCCTGGCTGAGCAGCAACTGAAACAGCTCGCCGCGGCGCCGGACGACGAAGAAACCGATCCCGACCAACAGGAAGAACAGGAAGAGGAAGTTACCGCATGACCCCCACCGCGAAACAGAAGAAAGGGCAGCCACTGCCCCCGGAAGCAATCCCTGCAGCCCTGGTCACGACCAACGACCGCATCAAGGATCTCCGCGCCCGCTTGGACGTCGCCCAGTCTGAACTCATCGACGCGCAGCAAGCTCGCCAAGCGACAAAGGCCGCGCACGACGAAGCCCGCGTGAACCACGCCGAAACGCAAAAGATCATCACTGCGAGCGCCGAAGACGTGAAGACCACGCTCTCCGTCTACCAGCACGCGCATGACCTTGTCGACGCGAAAGCTCGAGCCGTGAACCGCCTGGCGGGCGAACTCGCTTCACTTACCGGCCAGAACGAAGCGCCCAAGATTTCGTAGGCTGCTGCGCGCTGCCCGCCCGCATTGAGGACCACCCACCATGAAAACGTTCAAACGCTTCGCGCCGATCACTAAAGTCGACGCGGACAAGCGCGAAGTCTGGGGCACGCTCGCCGAAGAGGCGCTCGACAAATCGAACGAGATCTTCGATTACGAGAAGTCAAAGCCCTACTTTCAGAAGTGGAACCAACAGTTCCACAAGCTCACCGCCTCGCTCGAGGAGCCCTCAGTCGGAAACGTCCGCGAAATGCACGGCAAGTCCGCGGCCGGCAAGTTCACCGTCATGAATTATGACGACGCCAGCAAGCTGATCAGCGTCTGCGCGAAAGTCGTTGACGACAACGCCTGGAAAAAGGTCGAGTCTGGCGTTTACACCGGATTCTCAATCGGCGGCGACTACGTCGAGACATGGGCCGATCCCGTGGTCAAGGGCGCGAAGCGCTACATCGCTGACCCCAAAGAGGGCTCGCTGGTCGACAACCCCTGCATGTACGGCGCGACCTTCGAAGTCGTGAAGGCGGACGGCGCCACCGAGTTGCGGAAGTTCGTCGGTACCGACGCCGCGACCAAGCTCTCGGGCGAATTCGCGTCGCTGCGCAAGTTCGTCGAAACCGCGCTCGCCAAACCCGCGCTTACCAAGAAAGTCGACGGCCACGACCTGGCCGCTCCTGCTTTCCTGATCGTGAAGGACGCGGCCAACCCCGATACTTGGCAACTGCCGATCGCGTTCCCGACCCCCGAAGCCACCAAGGCAGCGATCGCCGCCGCGCTAACCAAGTTCAATTCCACCGAGGGCCACACCCTGGAAGCGGCGTGCAAGCTGATTGCCAGCGCCAAGAAACAGGGCGTCGACGTCTCAAACTTCGCCGAAGAGTACATCAAAGCAGCGTTCCCCAACGCCCTCGCCAAGCGCGCCTCCGAGCAGAAGCTGCAAAAGAACATGTGGGATATCGGCCGGCTCGCCGATACCCTCGTAACTCTCGCGTGGATGGAGCAGGGCCTCACCGACGAAGCCATCTACGAAGACGACGATTCACCTATCCCCGCGAAACTCCGAGAGTTGCTGCTGCCCTTGCGGCAGATCTTACTCGAGCTGGTCGCGGAAGAGTCAGCCGAACTGCTCCGGATCTCCGAAGCGGAAAAATCTGCCAGCACCGAACTCCAGAAATCAGCACCACCAAATCCCGGAAATAAGGAGGCCACACCCATGGCCAATGAAGCACTCACCAAGCGCCTGGAAGCAGGCACCCCTCTCACCCCCGAAGAATTGAAAAAGGTCGCGACTGCCCTCGCCAAAGCGAAGAGCAGCCTCGCTAAGCTCGAGAAATCGCACGAAGGCATGCAGAAAGCCCACGACGCTATGGGCGATCACATCGAAAAGATGAAGGACTGCATGGGCAAGGCAGCCGATAGCGGCGACTTGGCCAAAGCTCACGGCAGCCTGGCATCGAACCACGCCACGCTCGGCGAACACCTCGACGACGCGTGCGGCTACATCGAAGACATGAAGTCGGAAGCCGACGAAGTCGACGATGACGCGACGAAGGGACCGGCGAAGGCCGCGCTTTCCCGCCTCGAGAAGCGCCTCTCGAAGAGCCACGCCCGCGAAATCGGCGAGCTGAAGAGCACCGTCAACGACCTCACGAGCCTGCTGACCAAATTCGTGGAAGTGCAGACCGGCGGCGCGCCGACCCAGCCCGCCATCGCACGCACTGCCGTTGCCGTTGAGAAATCCGCGGACGGCGGACAAGGCGTAGGCGCCATCGTCACCCCGGCGGTTGCCAAAACTGCAGCCTCTGGCAGCGAGACCGTCACGGACGCGTACGGCATGCCCGACCAGGCCTACGTCAACTCGAAGGAAGCCACCGGAGCCGGATTCCAGAAGGCCGCGGCCGCGAACGTGAAGCCGCAAGTCGGAAATCCGTTCCCCAGCAATAAGTAAAGACCTCACAAGCCCACCACACACGCCAAAGCTGCCATTGACTTGAGCCCTCATCCGGGGAAACCCGGACGAGGGCTTTTTTATTGGCCGCGAGGCAAAGGAGACAAACAACCCCCATGCACGATCTCATTCAAAAAACCCTCGACCGCCTCAATCAGAACGGTGGGCTTGCCAAAGCCGGTATCACCACCGGCTCCGGCCTGGTCTACTACGACCTCGAGGCGGAAGCAAAGCGCCAGTACCCCGTACTCGCTCCCATCCGCAAACGCATGCCCCGCATCGGCAAGAAAGAAGCCGGACAGGGTCTCGCCGTCCACTGGAACTACATCTCGAACCCGAACAGCCAGGGCGTCGTAGCTTACGTGGCCCAAGGGCAGCGCGGCGGACAGTTGACCCCCACCGTCGTACCGATGGTCGCCACCTATAAAGGGATCGGCCTCGAGAACGTCGTCACGTGGGAAGCCGAGTACGCCGGCGAAGGCTACGACGACATCCGTGCCCAGGCGCAACGGATGACGCTCGACAGCCTGATCCTGGCCGAAGAGCCTGAACTGCTCTGGGGCAACACCTCGCAGAGCTTCGGCACCACCCCGACCCCGACCGGCGTTCAAGCCACCGTCACCGGCGGCACGATCGCCAACGGCACCACCAATTTCGTCTACTGCGTCGCGCTCACCCTGCAGGGCTATAACTACGCTCTGCTCCAGTCTCCCGTCGCAGTGGTTCCCGTCATCACCCGCACCAACGCGGGCGTGAGTTCGACCACCACAATCAACGGCGGAGTCGCGGCAATCTCCGCGGCATCGTCCGCGATCACCACGAGCGGCTCGAACAACGCCATTGTGGCGAGCGTTACGGCGGTCAAGGGAGCAGTTGCTTACGCCTGGTATGTCGGCGCATCTGCCGGCGCGGCCAACGCGTATTTCTCGCAGATCACCACGATCAACACGGCCACGATCCTGACGCAGCCGTCCACCGGCCAGCAGGCGAACTACGCCGGCTCCGCCACGGACTACAGCGCCAACCCGCTGGCATTCGACGGCCTGATCACTCAGGCCATGACCTCGAACGGCTACTTCAGCTCGCTCGACGGCGCCAAGCTGACTCCGGACGGCGCGAACGGCATCGTCGAGTTCGACGCGGCGCTCAAGTATTTCTGGGATACGTACCGGAGCGGCATCGACCGCATCTACATGGGCTCCCAGGTCATCCGCGACGCCACCAAGGCCGTCGCCACCGGATCCGGCAATGCTGCCATGCGCATCAACCTGCAGAACGATACCGACTCGCTCGGCAATCTGACCGGCTCGATGCGGCTCGCCAGCTACACCAACAAATTCGCCTACAACGGCGCGATGGACATTCCGATCGAGATTCACCCGAACATGCCCGATGGGCACGTGTTCTTCGATCTCGAGAAGAATCCCTATCCCACCGCCGACATCCCGCTCGCCCGCGCAGTGCGCACTCGCCGCGACTATTTCATGGTCGTGTGGCCGATCGTCGACCGCACCTGGCAGAACGGCTGCTATGCCGACGAAGTCCTGCAGGTGTACGTGCCCTACGGTATGGGCCTCATTTCGAACATCGCGCCTGGCATCGCCTAGCGCGTTCGTTCGCTCTCGCGCCGCTGATTCCTGACAGCGGCGTGAGGAGGGCGGCGACCCATCTCGAAGCCCCCCGAGCGTCGCCCTCACTCTTCCTTCGTTCTCCTACGCCATGGCCCAACCGTCAATCACGCTAATGTCGCCGGCCTCTGCAGTTGCCGGCGGCCTCGGCTTCACATTGACAACCAACGGGCAGAACTTTGTCAACGGGGCGGTTGTCTATTGGAACCAGACCGCCCTCACGACGACGTTTGTAAGCGCCAACCAGCTCACCGCCGCGGTGCCTGCTCCGCTGATTCTGACTGCCGGCGTCGTGCAGATTACGGTCCTGCAGTCCGGCATTCTCTCTGCAGCGGCCATCTTTGCGGTACCGTCGCCCCCGAACGCGATCGACCTGGCCACCCTCGCCGAAGTCAAAGGCTGGATCTATACGGTCCAGGGGACGCCGGCGGATGATTTCGTTCTGCAACTTCTGATTACTGGCGCCAGCCAGTTTTTCTTGAGCGAAACGAACGTCTCGACGCTGAACACGGTCTCCACGCAGACCGAGCATTACAACGGCAACGGCCAGACCTCTCTGCCGTTGCGGCAGTATCCGATTACCGCGGTCTCGCAGCTCGTCATCAACGGCTACACAGTCCCCCAGACTCCGAACTACGTTCAGCCAGGCTGGGCGATCGGGACTTCACGGACCAGCATCGTCCTGGTAAGCGGCGGGTCATTCAGTTACTACCCTGGCGCCGGCGTCCCGTCTGTCTTCCCCCGGGGCGTGCTCAACGTCGGAGTGACTTATTCCGCCGGCTATGATGGCGTACCGTACGACTTGAACGAATCCTGCATCCAGCTCGTCGGACAGAACTACAAACGGCGCGGCTGGATTGACCAGGCGTCGATCGCCATGGCCAACGCCGGAGGCACTCAGACGTTCCGGGGATGGGACGTGCCGCCGCAAGTCCGGAAGACGATCAATAACTATAAGCGGCGCTTTGGAACAGGCGGAGCATAAGTGGCCGATTTCACCGTTGAAGACGATGGCGCCTCCGACGCGTTCGCCCGGAAAGCCACCGCGGCTCTCGACGCGCTCGTCGCCAAGGTCAACGACGCGAACAACGCGCTCGCCGATCGCGTCCGCGGCAAACTGTCGGGCGAAGTCCTGCAAGTCCGGGACGGCAAGCTGCTCGGCAGCGTCCATGTCATCCCGGCAAACGTAGACGGAGACGAGATAGCGGGGTATGTGGAGGCCGGCGGACCGGAGGCACCCTACGCCAAGGTACAGGAGTACGGCGGCCGGAATTCCTACGACATCCTGCCAGTCAATAAGAAGGCCCTCGCCTTCCCCGGCGGAGCGTACAACCCGGAAACGATCAGCTTTTCAAAGTCCGCCGCGCTCGGCCAGATGGTTGTCGTGAAAAAGGTTCACCATCCGGCGCTCGCTGAACGCAGCTTCATGCGCGCAGCCGTCGACGAGATGCGGGCGGAAATTGTGGCATCGCTCGAGGGCTTAGGCGGCCGCGACGTTAATGTGAGTGTACGGTGAACTATCCCGACGAGACAATCTACGCTGCGCTTTTCGACTTGCTCGACTCCGCGCAGCTCGACGGCTCCCGAGCCTGGGTCACCTCGTCGCGGAAGTGGCAGAGCTGGGGCGACGTTTCGCCCAGCAACCAGCCCGCGATGTTCATGCGCGAAGGCAGCCAGGACGCGACACAGCAATTAGCGATCGGCCTGACCGAGTGGAAGCTCCGGGCGAGCTGCTGGATCTACTGCCAACATCCGAGCGATCAGGGCAGCATCCCGTCGACGCTGATTAACCGGCTTCTGACGGCCGTCAAAGACGTGCTCTCGCCATTGCCGGGCAGGGACGCGCAGACGCTTGGCGGTCTCGTTACGAACTGTTTCATCGAAGGCCGCGTGTTGATTGACGAAGGCCTCGCCCCGCAAGATACGCAGTCGATCATTGTAGTCCCGATTTCCATCCTCACGGGCGACTAGCCCACCACCAGAAGGCGCGCACCTCGCCGCCACCAAAGGAGATTTCTCTATGTCCGCAGCACAGCCTTATATTCAGTTCGGCTCCGCCCTCATCTGGATCAACCCGAACAGCGGCAACCTGGCCACGAACCCGACGCCGGTGAAGCCGTACACCATCGCGAGCCTGGAAATTGACCAGAGCGCCGACACGAAGGAGCTGCGCGGACAGTCCCAGTTTCCGGATGACACCGCCCGCTCGGACATCAAATCGACCTTCAAATTCTCGATGGGCCGGACGGATTACTTCCTGCTGAATCAGGCGGTTTATGCCGACGTGACGACCACCGGCGGAACCTCGGTCTCCCCTAACGAGGCCCACACGGTCCCCGGATCTAGCACGTATACCATCACCGTCGCGCCGCCCAGCTCGGGCACGTTCAGTGAGGACCTCGGCGTTCAATATGCCGGCCTCGGCAATCTGACGAAGGTACAAAGCCTCACTGGCGCCGGACAGTATACCGTTTCGGCCGGGACTTACACGTTCCATTCGTCCGACGCGAGCGCAAACGTCCTCATCAGCTACGCCTACACCCTGACCGCTGGCAACACTTACCAGCTGAACAACCAGGTGCAGGGCTATTCCCCGCAGATCGAATTCTGGGCGGTTGAAACCTATTCGAAGGCGAGCGCCGGCACCAACGCGGTCGTGCCTTCCGTCGTCCGGATTTACGCCGCCAAGATCGGCAAAGTGTCGTTCCCGTACAAGCGCAACGACTACAAGATGGTCGACATCGAGGGCGGATACTTCGCCTCGGCCAACGGCCGCGTGATCGACTATTACGCTGCCAACGGGTAAGCCCCGAACCAATCCCACAAGTTCACTAAGGAGACATCATGTCCGCAGCACAGCCCTATATTCAGTTTGGCTCCGCCCTCATCTGGATCAACCCCAACTCGGGGAATCTTGCGACGAACCCGACGCCCGTCAAACCCTACACCATCGCCTCGCTCGAGATCGACCAGTCGGCCGACACCAAGGAACTGCGCGGACAAAGCCAGTTCCCGGACGACACGGCGCGGTCCGACATCAAGTCGACCTTTAAGTTTTCGATGGGACGGACGGACTACTTCCTGCTCAACCAGGCCGTCTACGCCGACGTCACGACCACGGGCGGGATCAGCGTTTCGCCGAACGAAGCGCACACGATCCCGACGACTCCCTTCCAGGTGACCGTCGCGCCTCCCAGCTCCGGCGTCTTCTCTTCCGATTTGGGCGTGCAGCTCGCGAGCCTTGGCAATCTGACTAAGGTCGCGAGTGGTCCGACCACCGGGCAGTATTCCGTCGACCCCGCCACCGGTATCTACACTTTCGCCGCGGCGGACGTCGGTCTCCACGTCCTAATCAGCTACTCGTACACACTAACGGCTGGCAACACTTACCAGCTGAACAACCAGGTGCAGGGCTATTCGCCGCAGATCGAATTCTGGGCGGTTGAAACGTACAGCAAAGCGTCCGCGGGCACGAATGCCGTCGTTCCGTCCGTTGTCCGGATCTATGCCGCGAAGATCGGCAAGGTCAGCTTTCCCTACAAGCGCAACGACTACAAGATGGTCGACATCGAGGGCGGCTACTTCGCCAGCGCAAACGGGCGCGTCATCGACTATTACGCCGCCAACGGATAGCGGCACGCACCACCAACCAACCATTCTTCAGGGGGCATTAAACCAAAATGAAAGCAGCAGCAGTAGAAGTCATCAAAACCGAGTGTGTCTCGATCGACGGCGTCGACATCGACGTCCAGACAGTCAAGATCAAGGGCCAGATTTACAGGATCGGCTCTCTTTCGATGGGCCAGGTCGAAAACATCCTGGATCCGGCGCGCCAGGCGACCGGCTTCGCCAGGTCCTGGGAAGTCATCGCCGACTCGATCGACGAAGCGCTGCCGCTAGCCGATCGCGAGAAACGCGACCAGCTGCTCGCCCGGCTCAAGAAAACCATGCGCCTGCCCGCTCACAATGCCCTACACGGCGCCGTCCTCGCCCTTAGCGGGCTGGCAACGGCACCCGCGGGGGAAGACGCGGCGGCCCGGGCACCACAGACTTCGCCTACCTCCGCGGCCGCCTGATCAATTCCGGAGCAGTCTCGGCACTGGCGGTCAACCGCGTGCGGTTCCGCCGTGTGATCGAGCTGTTCGAGTTCTGGGCAAAGACCTGTCCGCCTATGCCTGAAGTCGCTGCAGGATTCGCCGGCTGGGAACCAGCCCGTACGGCCGTAGAACAGTCGCCCGAAGAACAAGCTGCAGCAGCTCGAGCGATGGGCGGCGCCGTCCTGTCCCATTCCGCTCTCCCGGACTTCATCCGCGAAGGCCTCGCTCAATGGCAGCGCGAAAACGCGCTCGCCTCAACCCCCGACCCCTCCCAACCCTTACAGCCCAGCGTCCCGGAAATTCTCCACCAATAGATTCGTATGCCTGAAAACGACGGAATAATTCGGATCGGCACAAGCGTCGACACCTCCGGCTTGAAGCAGGGAAAAGCCGAAGCCATCTCCGTCAACGCGCAGCTGCTCGCTGAGCTGAAGAGCCAGTATGAGCAGATGCGCGACGTCGTCCGGCAGGCGACGGCTAACATGGCGACCGCCGAAGAGCAATTCGGCCAGGCGGCCGCCGCCGGCAACCAGGTCGCGATTGATGCAGTCAACCGGTACGAGGCTCAACTCTCCAAAGCCGAGGAAGGCGAGCGTGCATACGCAAACGCGATCGAGGGTGTTGCCGCCTCCACGGAACAGGTTTCCATCAGTACCGAAGAGGCGGCCAAACACCAGGCCGAGTTCAGAGCGCAGGTCGAAGCAGCCACGCGGGCACTCAACGAGCAGGCCCAAGCCCAGGCCGGGCTAGTAGCCAGCAACGGCGCCGGAAACTCCGGGCCCACGGCCGCCGCCACTCAATCTTCCGCAGCAGCTCCGGAGGCGGAGGCAAGCGCCCTGGCCGCCGTGGCATCGAACCAACTGGCGGAAGCTGAAGCAGCAGCCGCAACTGCCGCTATTGCCGATACCGAAGCCCAGGCCCAGAATGCGGCCGCCACCGCCGCCGAAGCCGAGGCGGCAACCGGTGCGGCCACCGCAACGGTTCAGCAGGCCCAGGCCGAAAAGGAAGCTGCAACCAGCGCCCACACCAACGCGACCGCCCAGCAGCAGAGCACCGCCGCTTCCACCGCGAACACGCAAGCGACGCAGGCCTCCGCCCAGGCAAATACCCAGCAAGCCCAGTCCGCGGCCGCCGCGGCCACCTCGAACGCCGCTCTACTCACCGAGCTGAAGGCGCAATACGCCCAGGCGACTACCGTCGTCAGGCAATCTGCCGTCGCCATGGCGACAGCACACAAGGACCTCGGCCAAGCGGCCGCGGCGGGCAACCAGGCCGCGATCGCAGCACTCAAGCAGTACGAAGCCGAGCTCTACGCCGCGCAGCGAGTGCAAGGTGGCCTGGCCGTCCAGATCGGCGCCGTCGAAGACGCCCTCGCGAAAGAAGCGGCACAAGCCCAGGCCTCCGCACAAGCCAGCGCTCAGAACGCGCAGGCTAAGACGCAGGCAACCTCCGCCACCACGGCCAACACCGGCGCCACCAACGCCAACAGCACCGCTCAGACGCAGAACGCGCAAGCCACTCAAGGGGCAGCCACCGCGGCAAGCGCAGCGGCAACACAACAGACAGCAGCCGCCCAGCAGGTAGGGACCGCCGCTGCGATGGCTGGCGCTCAGCAGGTTCTGGCAGCACAGAACGCAGCGAACGCCATCAATAACACGGGCGCTGCCGCGGCGCGCGCCTCCGGAATGGGTATGCACCTGTTCCTGGTGCTGATGCTGATCCGGCGGGCGCTCGACGATCTGGACAAGTTCCGCCAAAGTGAAGAGACACTCGCCCACTTTTCCGAAGCCACCGGAATCGCCGCTGAGAATCTTGCCCGGTTCCAGGGCATGATCTCACTCGCCGGCGGTGAGGGCGAAAAGTTCGACGCCGTTCTGCTGCACCTGTCGAAGTCGATGGCCGACGCCCAACAGGGAAGCGCCAAGATGCAGGATGACCTGCGTCGCTTGGGAGTCACGACTCGCGACCCGATTCAAGCGTTCTATCAGATCGCGGATACGATCCACGACACTCGCGACCGGATGGCCGCGCTCGCCGTTGCCGCGCAAGTCCTCGGAGTAAGTGAAGTCGACCTGATCGGCATCATGGCTTCGGGCTCAGCAGAGCTGAAAAAGAACTATGAGGCGAGCGGAGATCTGGCGAAAGCACGCGCCGATGCACTGGCACAAGCGCACCAGCTCACCATCGTCGAACAGGAACTGAAAGCAGCGTTCGAAGCCACCGCGGTCGGAGCACTCCCGATACTGACATTCGGCCTCCGCGGTCTCGCTTCCATATTCGACGCTCTCCGGTTCAGCACGAAAGTCAGCGTCGACACGATCCTCGCCGGCTTTTCGCAAATCATCAGTGCTTCCCAGTCTCTGGGCGCAGTGATGGAGGACATCGTCCTCGCCAACTGGGGAAAGCTCGAGGTAGACAGTAAGGTAGCGCTCGAGTCCGTAAAGAACAACTTTCACCGGTTCGTCGAGGACATCAAGGCCGACAATAAAGAGTCCCACGACTTCATCGAGAAGCTGTGGGCCGATGCGCCGAAAGTTCCGGTACCGTCCGCCGGCGCCGGAAAGGCCTTCCCTGCAGCGGCCGGCAAAGACACCACCAAAAAAGAAGAGACCGACCTCCGCCACCAGGATGAAATTGCGCTCGACGCGCTCAAGGACGATCACCGGCTCACTATCACCGAAACCGCCCAGTTCTGGGAGAAGCGGTATGCCGCGGAGAGCGAGTACATCGAGCGGCAGGGTAAGTTAGTCGCGAGATATCCCGACCGCCTCCGCGAAATCGGCCACACGCTCGCCCAGCTATATCAGGAACAGGACCGGATCTCCGAAGCCCACTTCGCGAAGGTCTACGAACACCAGATCGCCGCCGGCCGGGAAACCGCGATCGACACCGGCGGCCGCCGCGCTGAACTCGCGTACCTCGAGGCGCAAGCAGCAAAACTGCAGGGCGACGTCGAAAGCGGGGCACTCGGAGCCAAAGCAGCGCTCGAAAAGGTGATGCAGGAGATTCCGCGCGTCACTCGTGAGGCGAATGATGAAGCGGCGCAGGCGATCCGCAAGGGAGTCAACGACCAGTACGAAATCTGGCTCGCCGGCGGGAAACGAACCCTGGCGGAGATCAAGAATTACTGGACTCAGATCGGGGCGTTCTTCTATGGCTTCGACCAGCAGCTCGTCGACGAGGCAGACCGGAAGCTTCGCGAGGTAACGGACAAGATCCGGGAGCAGGGGGAACGCCTGGCCGCACTGCGCAACCAGGGAGCCCAACGGCAAGCGGAATCCCAGATCGCAGCTGAACAGACCGCGATCCGGGGACAAGCGCAGCTCGGCATCAACCTCGGAGCGCAGGAGCCCCCGCGTCCGACCCTCAAGCAAGGCGCTCAATCCCTGGGGACGGCCTACGATGCCGCGGTAAAGGAAGACCAGCAGCTCGCGGCGCTCCACGAAAAGCAGTACCAGGAAGAGCTGGCATTCAACGCCCGCGAACAAGCGATCTACGCGCAGGACCCGGTCAAGCTGCAGGAATCGCTGAACAGACAACAAGCGATCATCGAGAATCACAACCAGCAAGTCCTGCAGGACCAGATCAAACTGACGAAAGACTTGCAGGCGCAGTGGCAGTCGTTCTTCAACAGCTTCAACTCAGGTTTTACGCGTGCGATCAATAGCGCGCTCGACGGGCAGAAGACCTTCGGCCAGGCGATGCGCCAGCTTTACAACGACCTGGTCAAACAGCAGATCGATTATGTCGCCACGTTTCTCCTGAAAGAGGGCGAAAAGTGGCTGTTATCGAAGATCTTCATCACCCAGCACGCCGCGGTTCAGAGCGCCGCCAACACCGCACAGGTTGTGCAGGGTACGGCTACGAACGCCAAGCTCCTCACCGGAGTAACTACCCGTCTGGCAGCCGAGAAGACCCTGGAAACTGCGGCCGTCACGGCCAGGACGGTGAGCAACGCGGCCACGATTACCGAGGCAACCGCAATCAACGCAGCACTCCTGACCGGATTCGCCACCAGGCTGACCGCCGAGTCTGCGTTGCGAGCAGCTGCGAATGCGACGCAAGTCGCCAATACCGCAGCGACCAACGCGGCGATCGCGGCGATCACCAGCGCTACGGACGTTGCCGAAGCCTCGAGCTATGCCGCCGTGGCAGCCGCCGCAACCCTCGCATACTACTCCAGCTTTGCTCCGGAGATCGCGCCGGCCATGGCAGCCATCCAGTTCGGCATCGGGATGGGATGGGCAGGCCTTGCCGCCTTCGAAACCGGGACACCGTATGTCCCGAACACCGGCGTCGCGCTCGTGCATAAAGGCGAGCGCATCCTGTCCGAACCCGATAACCGCGCCATCTCAAAAGCAGTCGCCGGCGGAGGAAGCGGAGGCGGAGGAAACACCACCGTTCACGCGCCCATCACGTACGCGCCAGTCATCCACGGTAATGTCACTCAGGCCCAGCTCGACGCTCACATGGACTATATCGCCGCCGGCATGCGCAGCCGGATGAACAGGTTCAACCGGTAACGCCATGTCGAACGCCATCTATCCCAGCCTGGTGAAGGGCCTTACCTTCACAACCCTGAAGACGCCGGAATTTTCGACGCTCGTCCAGGGCTCGCCGAACGGCTACGAGCTACGCGTCGCTCAGTCAAACAACCCGATCTGGCACTTTTCGCTGACGTACGACTATCTGTACGACACCTATTCGAGCGCGCAGAACACGATGCCGTACACCCCCTACACCGACCTTTCGACGCTGATGGGGTTCTTCATGGCACGTCAGGGGAAATTTGACGATTTCCTTTTTACCGATCCCACCGACCACTCCGTGGGCCCCGCCCTCCAGACAACGGCGTGGACACGACTCACCCGGCAGGGACTGAACACCGGGATCCTCGATAGCGGGAACCACTGGCAGAAATGCACGACCGCCGGGACGACGGGCGGCTCGATCCCGACGTTCAACCATGCCGGCGGGACGACCGCCGATGGCTCAGTTGTATGGACGGACATGGGGGCGGGCTATTCGGGCGGGTTCCCGAATCTGCAAGCGCAGCTCCAGCTCGTGACAGACGGGACCTATTGGTATTCCCCGATTCAGCGCAACATGGGCGGCTTGTTCTACGAGGACATCACTGATCTGAACGGCAGCATCGCGGTTTACGCGAACGGCGCCTTGCAGACAGGATTGGGAGCCAACTACACACTTCTCGGGCCTGGCCTCGCGTTTCCTGGCTATTCGTTCATGGGTATGTATCTGAAGTGGGTGGGACATCCCACCGGCCCAATTACTGCAGCCTTCAACTTCTACTTCAGGGTTCGGTTCGAAGGCGACACCCAAGACTTCGAAAACTGGGCGGGCGGCTTGTGGACAATCGGCGGCAGCAGCTCGAAGAACGGCAGCGGCTACCTCAAGATGATGACTTCCCGTGTTGCCACGACATAAAGGACAAGACTATGCAGAACAACATGACTTTCACACTCCCCAACGGCGAATTCACCACAAGTGACGGCGTCGCCATGACGGTTAACAGCACCTCGAACTGCGCCAACGGCTATTGGCTGAACGGCGTCTTTCACCCAGTCGATCCGTTCTTGTATTCCAGCTCCTGCGTGTCGTGGTTCCCCAGCCCGGCAGACAACAAGACCGAAAAGGCCTTCCGGGTCGCGAAAACCCTTCTGGCAAACAAGCGGGTGACAGTCACGACACCGGCAGCATTCATCGCACTGGTCGAAGAACTGGCCGCCGCCCTCTAATTCTTCATGAGGAAAGTAATCTCCGGCAACGGCACCGACACGACGGCGACAGTCGCGGCCTATCTGCAGTCGAGCAAAGAGATCCGGCTCGCGAATCTGTATTTGATTGGAGAAGCGGACGACCCCGCCGCGATCTGGCTGACAGATTACGAATCGCCTCTTGCCTGGCCGATCTGGGGAACCTTCCTGCCCGGGGTAATCAAACGAGGCACGGTAACTACGAAAGTGGGCCTCGAAGTCTCGACCCTCGACCTGACCTGGTCACCGGGGAATGTCACTTTTACCCAGTCTGTCGCCACCGCCTCACCCTACCAACTCGCCCAGCTCGGCTATTACGACAACTGGAAGGTGCGCTGCTGGACGGTGTACATGCCGACACCGGGCGACGCGAACACGTTCGGCGCTTCGGAGCTGTTCGGCGGATTCATCGGCAATTCGAAGGTTGACCAGGGCAAGATCGTTTTCCGTCTCGACTCGTTTCTGCGCGTCGTGAATGAATACGTTCCAACCAACGTGATCGAGCTGCTCAACACGGCGGCCGCGTACGCGGGCCCGACGCCACCGGCGGGTTTCTCGGAGATTCCGCAGTTCGACGTGATCGCGGGCGGTTCGAATAACGTTGTAATCGGCGCCTGCACTACGCCCTCAGCGGGGCATGTGTTCGATACCGACGCATTTAAGCAGGGGTTCCTGGTTTTCAACGATGGGCCGGGCGCGACCCTTGGGCGTGTGTGGGCTGCGATTCAGCACAACATTCTGATAACCGTCGGCGGGACGGACTACAACCAGTTTCAGCTTTACAATTCATTGCCCTGGCCTCCGACGCCGGGTGTGGACACGTTCTATGTGAGCGCGGCCTGCCCGATCAACCAAGCGGACGGCACGTACGTGGGATTTCCATACGTCCCCAGCCCGGAATCGAGTGTGTAAATTGAACGACCCTCGCCGCGCCTCCATGGTGGCGGAAGTCCGCTCCTGGATCGGGACGCCCTACGTCTTAGGTGCGCGAGTGAAGGGTGCAGGGGTGGACTGCGCCACCTTGCTCGCCGAAACACTCATCGCTTGCGGCCTGGCGGACCGCGAGGATCTTGGCGTTTACTCGCACGACTGGTTTTGCCATGCCGGCCAGACCGAACGCTACGCTCTCCGGATCCTGCGCCACGCGGCCAAAACAATGGAATGCGTCGCGTACCGGTCCACGGCGATCGAACCCGGCAACCTTGTTCTGACGCGAGTGAACAGCCGCATTTACAACCACGCGGGAATTGTCGTCGCCTGGCCGCGCATCGTTCACGCTGTTTCGCCGTGTGTCGAAGAGGCGGACGCGTCTCGGCATCCGATGTGGATCAACCACCAGATTGCAGTCTTTGACCCCTTCTCCCGTAACGATATTTCCCAATCGATAGAACATGATCGGCTCTAAGAATCAAGCATCAGTCCGCCCGATAGCCCTTGGCGCAACGGTTGCCAACTCGACTTATGGCGCGACCATTCCCGTGATCTTCGGGCGCATCAAGTCCGCGCTCTACCTGATCTGGAACCAGGACCTCCGCCAGGGCAGCGGCGGCAAAAAGCTGAAGAAAATCGCGACGCTCGGCAAAAAGGGAGCCCCGACGTACGTCGAGCGCGTCGATTTCCTCCTCGGGCATAACCCGATCGCCGGCGTTCTGCAGTTCTGGCAAAACCAGACCACCAAGCTGCCGTTGAACTTCGCCAGCTACACGCTGACGATCATCGACATTTTCGGCGGCACATTCACGATTCCGGATCCCAACTTCTACGCGATCCTCGGCGTCACATTCGTCCTTCCCTATACGGTCACTTTCAACGATTACGGCGGAACCGGGCCTCGCACGTTGAGCGGAACTTACGAGTGCCCGCTCTGGAATGCGGCTTACCAAGGACCGGACCCAGCCGGAAACTCGGCATACCGGCAGTTTCCGAACTACTACTATTGGGCGCCCGGGAGTGGACCGTCGATCAAATTCGATCCGTATTGTACAGGCAACGGCGACTATAAGATCTACTATGCCCGCACAAACCCGAACGGCTCGGCCGTCTATGGCAAGTCGAACGCCGATACCCCGATTCCGGTTGCCGCCCTCCGCCTCACGTTCGAGCCGGTTTTGGGCGACGGTCCCGAATATTCGCCGGACTTCACCGCCCAACAGATCCTCTACCCGCACTATGCAGGCCTCGGTTCACCAGATTTCGACTTGGGAACGACGCAGACCATGCCGGACACCCGGCCGGAAGTGCTCGGCACTTACCCGGTCTGGCCGACAGGCGACGCAGACTTCGCCGACATGGTGGAGGACATCTTCAAGCAGGGGCTTTCGCAGGCGGGCCTCGGCAGCTCCCCGCCGTTCTCGACGATCCAGCGCGGGCTGAACTGCTACGACTACCCGGGTCTAGTCCAGCAGAAGCTGATTTCCGGCCTCGCTACGACCGTCTGGCCGCTCTCGACAAACGAAGACATCGCGACTTACGACCTCCCGAACACAGCGGGGCATTTCCTGATCTGCTTCGCCTCCTGGGACAACCTCTCCATGGTGACCTCGCCCCTCACCATCTCCGACACGGACGGAAACTCCTGGACCGACACCCTTGGGCCCGTCAACAACATCCAGTGCTGGTATGCGCAAGCAGTAGGAAATACCGCGCTGAACACAGTAACGGTCGGGCCATCGCTCGGCGGAAACGTGATTCAGTTCATGTCGCAGTTCATCCTCGAATTTGCTGGACTCGACACCCTGGACACAGTAGTTGAAACACACGGCGCGACCGGAGATACGCCCACCGCCACAATCACGACCAGCAATGCGCCAGGTCAGCCGGCTTTTCTCCTTTCCATCTGCTACACCAGGTTCGACACTTCGGCGGCGCCTCCGATCAGCCCGCTATGGAGCAGCACCCAGCGGCCGTCAGACCAGGCCGTCCTCGCCCAGAACACTCGTGCCGACTTCCGGACGGTGAACTCGCCGGGGACTTACACTATCGAGTACCCGCCACCCCCGACCATCGGCGGCAAGTGGCAAATTATCCTGTTCGCGTTCAAGAATTCGGGACCGGTCCCCTATCCCAAGTCGCTCGGCAACATCCTGGACGACACCACTATGGTCCAGGTGAGAAACCAGTGCCGGGCATACGGGCTTTACGGCTCAATGCTGATGGACAGCCAGCAGAAGGCGTCCGAATGGCTGACCGGTCTCTACGCCGCAATGGTGGCAGCTCCGGTCTGGTGCGGATTCAAACTTCTTTCGATTCCCCTTGCGGAGATCTCGGCAGCGGGAAACGGCTCGATTTTCCATGCACCCACGGCCGCGGGCCCGGTAGCGAACCTGACGATCGCTGATTTCATCGCGGCTGAAGGGGAGGCACCGGTCTCCGTTGAGCGGATGGCCCAAGCAGACACCCCGAACCTGCTGCAGCTCCAGATTCCCTCGCGAGCCTCCGAATACAACGATGTGGTAATTTCCCAACCGGAAACCGGATCAATCGCCATCTACGGTCCGCGGAAGGATAGCCCGAAGCGGATGCCAATGTTCACCGACCCCGCGGTCGCACGCGGTGTTCTTCGCTCGATGATCGGGGCGCAGAACTACATCAACCGGATCAAATACACCTTCAAGCTCAAAGCGAAATGGAAGCTGCTGGTCCCAATGCAGGACTTGATCACCATTCCAGTCGCCGCCACCATGCCCACCGTCGCCGGCGTACCCGCGACGATCGCTACCATCCCCGTCCGGTTGAACAGCATCGCGGAGGATGCCGATTACAACCTCGATTGCGTGGCGGAGCCGTTCGTCTACGGCGCCTATGCTCCGACAGCGCTACCGGCGACTGAACCGCAGCCCTACCAGCCGAACGCGCTCAATCCCGGTCGGGTGAACCTGCCGCTGTTCGTCGAGCCTCCCGTCCGGCTTACCAACCAGATCCCGGAACTATGGCTCGTAATCAGCGGATGGTCGCCGAACTACGGCGGCTGCGTCGTTTACCTTTCGACGGATGGCGGGAATAGCTACAACTCAGTCGGCCAGATCACCGGGAGTGCGATCACCGGAGAATGCGTGGGCGGCTGGGCGGCAAACGCTGACCCCGATACTTTCAACAATCTGTCGCTCGATCTGACGGAGTCGAACGGCGTCCTGCAAAGCTACCAGGTCGTCGACGAAGACAATTTCGTCTATCCGTGCTTCATCGGGCAACCCCTCGGCCATCGTTCGTTTCGAATCCTGATTAAAGAAACGGCCACGCTGACTTGCTATATCGCCGAAATCTCGCTGCGCATTGTGCGCGGCGGCTCGAGCGTCGCAGCCAATGGCCTGGCGTTTGCGAGTTCGAACACGGCGAATGCAAAATTCGTCTTCGATAACAATCCGTCGACCGATTGGCAGGCAACGTCGGCGTTGCCGCAATTCATCGGCTACTCCTTCCTGACCTGGGTTCCCCTGCATGCCTACGCGGTGGCCGACTATATTATTGACTCGGCCGGGCATATCCAAGTCGTCACTTTCGCCGGCACCTCCGGCACAACCACTCCGACGTTCTCTACTACGGGTGGGGTAACCTTCGACGGCAGCGTGGTCTGGCAGGACACAGGCGTCGGGAATGCACCGTTTCCGGTGCTGCTCGAAATCGCGATTACCAACAGCGCCGCACACCCGACCGCCGCGCCGACTTCGTTCACCGTGGAATTCAGCGACGACGGGATTACCTGGACCTCTTACCGGGACTTCGAGACGACCTGGCCGAATAGCCAGGAGACGCAAGTCTGGACGATCCCGACGGATGTGACCAAACCGGCGTTCTGGGAAGACCCGAGCTATCTCGGTTACGAGCTGATGTCTTATGCGGTCGCCACAATGACGGCGACGAACATGTACACCCTCGAGGCGAACGGCATCGGCCACAAACTGCGGCGAGCAGTGTACGGCATGCCGATTCCTGGACAGGGTCAAAACCACCCGGACGGCTCCCGTTTCGCGTTCCTCGGACCCCAAGGGCCCGGCATCCTAAAGCTCGACATGGACGCGATCTGGATCAATAAGCCGCTCCATTTCAAGTTCCTGGCCTACAACACCATGCAAGGGCAGATGGGCAGCCTTTCGGGAGCTGCGGATTACATCTACACGCCGCGGGGCCTCGCAGAGCAAAGCGACCCGAACGTCGTCAACTACAGCCAAAACCCGCCCTTTGTACTGAGTTACGACTTGGGAACGCATGAAATCGTAGTGGACGCGCTCACCGAAGAGTTCCCGACCAACACTGCGGCCTATGCCGGCCGCCGCTCAGGAACGATCACGATCACCAAACCGATTTACGTCACCATCCAGGATCCGAACTACGCCGGGGATCCGGACGGGACGCTGCCGACACAGTACATCGACCAGCAGACTTTCTGCGGCAAGCCCGGCTATGTCTACGTCGGCTCCATTAGCCCATTCAACAATGATTTCCTCGTCACCCCCGGCGGCTGGCCTCCGCCGCAGTTGTTCCTGGTCAACGGCGGCTAAAGCGGCTAAAACCCATGCCCTATAACGGCCCTGTCCCCACAGTCATCAACCTGAATGACACGCTCCCTGCGAACCCGCCGGGAACCGTGAACGTAGTCTTTCGGGGCGATGGCAACAACCCGAGAAACGTGTCGGGCAACTTCCCGAACGTCGGAAGTGTCCTGCCGAAGAGCAGCTCTTACACCGTCGAGCAAAAGGACCGGGGCAAGCTGCTCACGTTCACCGGCAGCGGCATCGGCGTGATGACGCTGCTGAAGATCGTCTCTCTCAGCCAGTGGCTGCCGCTTCACAAGTATTTCGGCGGCAATAAGATCTACGATTCGAACTCTCACGTCCAGCAAGCGCTCGTAACAGGATTCACTGGCCCCATCGAACCCATCTGGAACTCGAGCGGAGGGACCACAAGCGACGGAGACATCATTTGGCAGGACTTGGGCCTTGCTGTCCTGGGCGATTTCGTGATGTGGTTCGAAAACTTGGGAACCGGAATTCTCAGAATCACCCCTACCAGCCCGCAACTGATCGACGGTTTCGCCAGCCTCGATATCGCGCAAAACCAGGGCGTCATGGTCTTCGCCGATCTCCCGTCTCAAAACTACTTCACCGAGCGCGGACTGGGAGCTAATGACGGCGGAGTCAACGCGCAAACCGGGACGTCGTACACCGTAGTCGAAGATGACCGCGGCAAGCTCATCACGCTCAGTAATGCATCGCCCGTCACGGTAACCCTTCCCAATCCGACGAGCTTAACCCTGCATTTCCGGGTAGCGTTTGAAAATCTGGGGGCGGGCCTGGTCACCCTGACGCCGAGCGGCGCCACAATCGACGGTCTCGCAAGCCTCACGATTCCGAAAGATCAGGGCGTGAATGTCTATTCGGACGGATCGAACTATTTCACAGAGCGCGGGCTTGCGCCGAATGATGGCGGTGTGAACTCGCAGAGCGGCACGTCGTACACCCTCGTCCAGAGCGATCGGGGAAAGCTGGTCACGCTCAGTAACTCCTCTCCGGTCGCGGTCGCGCTGCCGGCGGCGAGCTCGCTCAGCTTCAGATTCCGCGTAGCGTTCGAAAACTTGGGAGCCGGCCTGGTCACGCTCACTCCCAGCGGCTCTACGATCGACGGAGCAGTCAGTCTCACGATCCCGAAAAACCAGGGCGTTCAGGTTTACTCGGACGGCACGAACTACTTCACCGAGCGAGGCCTTGGACCCAGCGATGGTGGCGTCGATGCTCAAGGCGGGACAAGTTACACCGTGGTGGAAAGTGACCGCGGGAAGCTGGTCACGCTCAATAATGCCGCACCAGTCGCAGTTGCTCTGCCCGCGGCCAACACGCTGAGCTTCAGATTCCGTGTGGCTTTCGAGAATCTGGGCGCCGGGCCCGTAACCCTGACCCCCGCCACGTCGACAATCGACGGAGCGGCAAGCCTCATCATTCTGAAAAACCAGGGCGTGAACGTCTATTCAGACGGCACGAACTACTTCACCGAGCGCGGCCTTAGTGCGAATGATGGCGGAGTTGATGCTCAATCCGGGACGTCTTACAGCGTGGATGAGAGCGACCGGGGAAAGCTGGTCACTCTGAATAATGCCGCAGCCGTGACGGTGACACTTCCGGACGCGACGACGCTGAGCGAAACCTTCCGCGTATCCTTCGAGAATCTTGGCGCCGGCCTGGTGACCCTGATTCCCGCCACGTCTACGATCGATGGAGTTATCAGCCTCAGCCTTTTACAGAATCAGGGCGTCGATGTCTATTCGGACGGCACGAACTATTTCACTGAACGCGGAATTGGGCTGAACGATGGCGGAGTGGACACTCAGACTGGCACTTCTTACACGATCGTAGAAGACGACCGGGGGAAGCTGGTCACTTTCAGCAATGCGGTCACCGTCGCAGTGACGCTGCCCGACGCGACAACCCTGAGCGCTACTTTTCGGGTGGCGCTCGAGAATCTAGGCCCCGGCCTGGTGACGATCATCCCGACGACCTCGACGATCGACGGTCTCGCAACCCTCGATCTCTCGAAAGACCAGGGAATCCAAGTCTACTCGGATGGCACGAACTACTTCACCGAGCGGGGGCTTGCTCTGAACGACGGCGGAGTCGATGCTCAAACCGGGACGACGTACACCATCGTCGAAAGCGATCGCGGGAAGCTGGTGACTTTCAGCAATGCCGCGGCCGTCGGGGTGACTCTACCGGACGCCACGACACTCACGCCCACTTTCCGGGTAGCACTCGAGAATTTGGGGCCCGGGATGGTGACACTGATCCCGACTACTTCCACAATCGACGGCGTCGCAAGCCTCGATATTGGGACAAACCAGGGCGTGAATGTCTACTCCGATGGCACGAACTATTTCACCGAGCGGGGACTCGGGCCGACGTCGACGCCCTATCACCTGGTGCATTACCTCCCGGGCAGTCCCAGTGCCAGCCTGATCGTGCTGCAGTGGACGTGCCCGGATGACCTCCCGAACGGCGTCTCGTTTGCGACGGATTTCGGCACCAACGCCCGCGGATTAGTTCAGGCCAACCCAACTGGGACCGCTACCTACGATTTTGCAAAAAACGGCTCGTCGATCGGTTCGCTTTCCATTTCAACGTCGGGTGTCCTGACGTTTACGTTGACCGCGACACACTTTGCCGCGGGCGACACCTTCACTGCGACATTTCAAGGCACGGTCGACGCGACCCTCGCGGGCGTCGGCTTCACGCTTACTGGCTCCAGATAAATGCCCATCAACGTAGTGCAAAGCCAATCGGATGGGGTGAGAATCCTTGCGCCCCACAACAGCACGCACCTCCAGCAGGTGAGTATCGCCTTCGGGTTGAATGTAACCGCCGGAAACACAATTATCGTAGCGGTAGGCTGCCCGTCGAGCACAAATAGCATCACCGCAACCTTTCCTTCGGTCACCGACAGCCTGGGCAATACGTACACGCAGGCCACTTGGGCCAACAGCGCCAGTCAGATCGCGGGCATCGGAATCTTCTGGTTCAAGATCCCAAGCGGGGGAGCGGACACCGTCACATTTTCGGTGTTTATCACCAACTTTAATCCCATCTTCGACTTGAACTACGACCTTGGCATTGCGGTTGTCGAGATGTCTGGAATGGGGGCGTCCCCAGCACTCCATGCGGCCAACACAGCCCAGCAAGGCCCGGGAACGTTACCACTAGCCATTACTCTGACCGATCAGTACGGAACGTCCGTTACCTCGAATTTTGGGTCATTCAGTCAGACATCCTGCGCGGTGGCCGATATTGCTGCTGTGGGCGCGGATGTGTTTGTCGCTGCGCTGTGCGGCAGTACCGTGTCGCCCACGACGCCTAGCGTCTCACCGCCAGGCTACATGACTTATAACCTCCAGGAAAACGCCGTTTTCGGTGGATCAAACTACCCGATCGCGCTGTGGGTGAGAAACACCCCGATATTGCCCGGAGTTATTCCGCTTCCACAGTTTTTCATCGTCACGTAACCCGGAGTTTCTATATGCTCACTCGATACCGCATTCTCGCGGCGGCGCTCTCACTTTGCGCCTGCCTATCCCTCCCCGCTTTCTCGCAGACGCCACCGGCCACGACTGCCTCGCAGCTCGCGAGTCTGCAGCTTCCGTCCTATATCGCCGCCGGCGGGGCATATAACCAGTTCGTCGGAGCCAACCTCTGGGGATCGGCCATCATCCCGATCGCAGCGAGCATCGGACTCTACGAATCCTCAACGGCCGATATCTTCCCCGTGAAAGCCACAATCAACGGCAAAGCGGGCTACATCTTCACTACCAGCCTCCGCCAAGGCTTCCACAAAGTCGTCTACCAGGACGCCAAGAATATGGGGCTGTTCGGTGCGGATGCCGGCGTAGTGCTGCCGAGCGGCGGAACTCCGGGCTTCAGCGTCTCGGCCGCGGTGACGGCAACCTACGTACGGCAGCTCAACGCATCACTTGCGCTCATGATCCCGGCACGAGTCGTTTACATTCCAAGCCTCGGCGGCTGGAACCCGATCCTCGAGCTGGGAATCGTCTGGAAGCCGGGCGGGGGGAAGTAGGAGGCGGTCATGCACGTTCCGGATTGGCTGCTCCATACGGCAAGCGGCGCAACTGCTGCGCTCGTGTTCTCCGCGGCTGCGCGCGCTCTCCCCGAACCAGTCCCAACGGGATCGCGGTTCTATTTGTGGTTCTACCGCTTCGCACAGAATCTTCTCGCCAACTTTGACAAGAAAGCCTAAACCCATGACCTTTACCCTCACCCCCGCTGAATTCCAGAAACTCGACACTCAACTGGTTTCGTCCCACCAGGTCGTTATCCACGAGTCCGCCGAATCCGATTCCGTCACCACCGGCTCGATCGCGACGATCGACGGCAGAGTGGAAGCGAACTTCACCTTTCACCCGGGAGCCAACTCCCTCGAGGTGAACATCACCAAGCGCGACGGCTACCCGGGCTTCATCGCAACCGCCGGTCTCAAGTCGAAGCTAAACGACGCGCTGCAGGCGATTCGGAAGGGCTAATGTCTCTGACTTATGAAACAAACCCGCTGATGCGGCGGATGACCCTCGCCTTTCTCCGCGTCGAAGCCGCAACCGCCGAGCCCGGCAAACCCGGCTTTCCGCCCCACATCGGTCTGGCTGTCAGCGCCTGCGAATCCGCCTGGTGGTCAGCCCAGACCGGAGCGAACAACTACTTCGGCATCACTCGGCCGCCGGCGTTCGACGGCGACCCCGAATCCGCCTGGTGCGCTACGACCGAAAACATCACCGGTATGCAGCTCCTGTCCTTCCGAGCGGACGAGCGGGCAACCGCGAAGCCGATCAGACCAGGCTGGTACTCGATGCACCGCTGGTTTGCAGC